TTGAACACCTTTATCTTCTTCACCTCTTACAATGATATTGTAATATATGCTTTTCTTTGCTGAGAACTTATTAGCAATATCATGTTTACCTTTCTGTCTAAATTCCTTTACAAGCTCACAAATAGGACATTCTTTATTAATCACAGTAAGACAATTATACATCTTATCATTAGGTGGTATTTTCCAGTGTGATTTAGATTCAAAAGCTATATCACCAGCCTCACTCCAAGGCGGTAAAATTCTAATCTTTGATTCTGCTTCTGGTATCTTCCACATAGGCAAAAGATTTTTTTGTGATTCCTCTTGTAGTCTCTGTTTTGTCTCTTTTGCTTTCTGTGTATTTACAGAAAAAGTCTTTCTATTAGCCATACTTATTTATTCCTTATATAAAATTTCTTAATTTTAACGGTCTACTGATTAGTCAATCTTCTTCTTTACCATATTTTGCATCTACAGCTACATCAGCTATAGTCATTCTATCCCACTTAGATATTTGTTTCTTCTTATAATCAGGATCAGCAGGATCTATTGTTCTTACTTTTACCAACACCTCTGTAAGTAAGGTTACATCATCCATTTTTAAGAGATATGCTTTATAGTTCTTTCTCTTAAAATCATCACTCTTAGTATAATAATCTTGATCTTCATTAAAATCTTCTACCATTTTTTTGACCTCCTAGTCTATTCTTCTAAATCAATTTCTTTCTTTCTATTAAAACCCATTGACTTTAATACATCATGCTTCATTGATGTTGTTTCTTTATGACCTCTATATTCCTCCCATTTTCTAAGTTTAGCAAAATAATCATCTTTTACTTCTTTTACTTTACAACTAGCTTTTACTTTTGCTTCACATTTCTTATCAGAAGAACCTAAATTCTTTTCTTCAATAAAAACACTACCTTCTATTCTCTTTACATCATCTTTTGCTTGCAACTGTTCTACATATGCCTCTGCCGTTAAGTCTGCAAATATGTAGTAAGCCTTAACCACCTTTATAAGTTCTTCCTCTAATGCATCAGGATTAATATTATAAAAGTTTTGAATGTACTTTTCATAATCATTTGCCATATCACCTCTTTTCTGAATATTTATAATATCCTTATATTATACAGTAAAAATAATAAGTTGTCAACACTTTATTTATGTGTCAAGTTTATTTCCTATTCCTTCTATCACCTCCAATCTTTTTATACACATGATTTCTACCTGGTTTTTATGTAAATAACTTAATGACTCTGTAGAATACATATCATATAATTTCAGCCAATGAATACTACAAACTTGTAATAGTTTATCATAAATACCATCAGAAGTTAAATAATGCCAATGTCTTATAACTGATGGTTTCTTATCACAAAAATGGCACGTGTCCACACATACCTCCTGACTTTCTAAATTGTTCCCATTGTTCTAAAGGTATATAACTAGGTATATCAGAGTATATTTGATAACACCTGTAACATAGTCTAAACTCATGCAATTGATACCTTCCTGATTTCAATAGACACTTATCACAACAATATTGATCTGTATAACTTACAATTAGATTCCCTCCTATAAAACCACCTAAAAATCCTTGCCATATACCAACCATTACTCACATCCCACATACTTTTCTATTTGACTTATTGGTATGTATGAAGGTACATTCTTATACAACTTCTAGCAAAAAGTTCTTTAACTAACTTTTCTTTCATTATGCGTCTCCCCAATTCTTACCTATTTTTACATCAACTGGTACTCTTCCTATTAGGGTATTTTCTTCTAATATCTTCTTACATTCTTCTATTAAATTTTCTTCACTCTTATGGATCTGAAACATCACACAATCATGTTTTGTGTGTATTACTTTACTCTTTTTGTCACTTAAGAATTCATGTACTTCTAATACTTTGGGCCAAAAGATAGCCGCACTACCTGCTTGAATTGGGAAGTTAACAGCTGCTCTAACAATATCTCCATCTATATCAAAAGAATTATATTGTTTGGTTAGAAACCTCCTTTTCCTACCTACCATATCTATTATATAACCTTTATCTAATGCACTAGACTTATACTCATTCAAGAGTTTCTTTACCTTTTTAAAATTATCAAAGAATCCTCTCTTTAATGACTCTGCGTGATCTTCTGACATATTCCATTCTTTAGCTATACTTTTAGATCCTCTACCATATAAAACTCCATAGATAACACCTTTTACTTGTGACCATGATTCTTCTGTATAATCTAAATCTGTAATCAGCTTAGTTAAAATTTGCTTTGCTCCAGGTGAATCTAGGATCTCAATTAGCTTAGTTTCATTTGCCCTATTTGCGGCTATTCTCAACTCAAACTGTTTATAATCCATCCCTACAAATAAGCAATCATCAGGTACAGTAAAACATTCTCTATAACCACCTTCTCTAGGTATAGTATGTAAAGGTGATGTTAACCTACCACTCACAGTACCATTTATATTATTATGATTGTGCATTTTACCATCAGACTGCAGTAAAGAATATAAATCATTCTTGGTATCTATTGAATATTCATCTAAATTCTCCAATAGATGCATTAAATGTAACTCTGTTTTTATAAACTTCCATTGAATATACTTCTCTTCTTCAGCTTTAGGTATTGACTTTGGCCTCTTTAAGTCAGGTTCAGGTATACCAAGAAGATATGTACCTAACCCTTTCACAATATGTCGCAACTCTAATAACATTTCAACTGCTGGGTGTTTATCTTTTAATGTTATTAGAGTAGCTTCACTAGTACTTAGATTACCAGTAGGAGTTTTAGTAGGACATCTCAACCCTAACTGTTTAAACAATACATCTCCTACCTGTTTTGTTGAGTTCCAATTAATTGCGGCTATTTCATTTAATTTTCTTTTAACCCTCAAAGACTCTAAACTCCTCTCTAAAGTTAGAGTTTTTACTTTATTTATGTCTAGAACAATACCTTGTAATTCTATATCTATTAACATCCTATTAACTGGCATTGTTACTTCCATAAACATTTTGTAATATCTTTCATCTATTATTTGTTGATGGAAGATTTTGTACAACCTGTATGTTACATCAGCATCAAAATTGTTATACTCAGCTACAACTTCTATTGGTATATTCTCCAGACCTTCTTTACTATCTAAATTGTAATAAGGAACGTCAGTAAAAATAGATGCTAATGACTTCAATCCTTGAGATGCATTGTCATTTAATAATTGTATCGCTGCATATGTATCAAAATACCAGTTATTAACATCTATCCCATACCTTGCTTTCAAAAACAGTGGATCAAACTTAGTATGGCATATTGTTTTAGCTGGTAATGCAAATATCTTTCTAAACCAACCCTCATCAAATGGTATACATATAGCAGTTCCTTCCTTAAAAGAGAATGAACAAGATATACAATCACCTTTAAATTCATCCAAAGAAGTAGTCTCTATATCCCAAGCATACTCATCTTGCTTTTTTAAAGTTTCATATACAGTTTCAAAATCCTCTGTATAAATATATTTTCTTTCCATTTCAGTTATATTACCTTCAATAACTTCAAATGCTTTCTTCACATCACTCTGGAATTCAAATAAATTTGTTGGTCTATTTAATATCGCATTAACACCATAAGTAGGTAATATCTTTACTATATTATCATCAAATATATACCCTCTAATATCTGACATCTTCTTATCAGGAAAGAAATACTTAACTACCAGTGCACCCATCAATACAACAAGCTTAGGTTTTAATTTTTCTATTTCTTTTTCTAACTTTTTACCACAAGATGCTATTTGATGTTTATTAGGTTTTTGTCCAACACCTGGTATAGTACATTTCATTAAAGATGTAGTATAAATATCTTCCCTATCATAGCCAGCTTTTTTTATCACATCATTAAAAAACGATCCTGATGTACCTTCTAAACACCCACCCATATTAGTGTCGTTACGTGTTAGTATATCTGTAACAAACAGAATTCCATTTTCCATACTTCCATGACCTTGAATATTACAACTATTACCAATGTGTCTATTCCTATCACCTAAAGTACAATCTTCACATATTTCATTTTCTTCATATGGTATCACACAACACCTTCTTTCTTCTTTAAAGTTAAAAAATACTTCTTCTGTTGATTCTTTGGTATATGATCTGGACACTGTAATTGAGAACAGTGTACACAAACATGATCATTCCAGTATGTTAATGCACCACAATTTACACAACTTCTAGGTGTATTATCTTCTCTAGGAATCATGTTAGATTTACCTTTTTATTATCTGTAGATATTTTAATATCTTTATCAAAACTGAAATCAAACACATTATTGTTAGTAAATCTATTAGTCTTACATATAAATAGAGCAAACTGATAACAGGAATATGTAGGTTTACTAAAGAACTTCTGCATATGTTCTTTTATCTTCTTTTTATTCCATCCTTGCTCCTCTTTAAATATCCCTGAAAAATCTTGCCATTTCTTATCGTTAATTTTTCTTACCTTAACTTTAAACATGTTAGTTTCTTTCATACTACACCCTCCGTATAATCTGTATAATTAATATTATTTAAATGACCATTATCAAACACAACATTATGTTGCGGTCTCTTATTACTACTATTTACTGAGTTACATTTTTCACAAATTCTATTAAATCTACTCTCACTCCTAAAATTAGTACCACATTTTAAGCATGTCCTCTTAGTAGTAATAATATTATACTTTTTCTTTGTGTTTTTTACTTCCGCCTTTCTATAATTTCTATACTCTCTACTCTTTTTAAGACTACTATAACCATTTAACATAGAATGCTTATAACAGTACTTCAACCTATTAGATCTTGTATACACTACCTTTCCGCAGGTAACACAAGGTATTTGTCTGATAGGTAATCGTTTTCTCTCTTTTCTCTCATAAGGCACGACACAATCCTCCTAAAAAAGTTTCAGAAGCTCATAGAACCATTATATACTAAAATTATAGCTTGACAACGTTAAAAATTTACATGCTGTGAGAAAGCATTTGACACGTTTAAATACAGTGTGTCAAGTATTACTAAGTTGTTGCTGTACATAGACTTATAATTCTTTTAAAGTTTTATATTGCTTTTCATGAAAACATATGGTAAAATAGGTAGATTATTCTTTATAAGAACATATAAGTAATTACTTTAGAAAACATTGCTTTTGTTTTTTAGGCTCCAATAGTTTTCTTGTTTTGGAAAGCTTTAGCTTTCTAAAGAAAACTCTTGTGTCACGTAGTGACCATTTACTATAGCTTCAAAATGAGCTACTTTAAAGCATTAAAGAGTTACTATGCTAGGCTCCCACGCGGGAGCCAGACATAGTAATATCACGCCCACTTTGAAGCATTAATGCAAAAGTAAGTGGTGGCTACGCCACATTTAAAAACCTACCCTCAAAAAAGCAATATGGGAGTTTTGTAGACTTTTCCTACAGCCCATATTTTTAAAAAAGATATTCTACAGCTTATGTATCTCTTTCTTCAGCATGAATACATTTTAAGGTGGGGAATCTTAATGATACAGTACCTTCATCATTTACAGTTTCCTCAAAGTATTGTACAGTGATCCACTTTCCTATAATATCTCTAGGTGTGGCAAAATAATGTTCTCTTTCTTCTTTATTAAAACCAGATCCTACTTTTACAGTGTAACCTTTATGGGTAATAGTCACAGCTGCTAATGTTAAGCGATTTACATCTTCTCCATTTTCAAAGAATCTCATACTATCATTAATTACTCCTGTAACTTTATACTCAGCTTCTTTGAATGCTTTTACTTTTAGCAGGTCATTAGATCTCTTTCCTTTGTAATCACCATCCCTTCTAACCATTACACCTTCCCAACTATGTTTAGCTGCATTAGCTTTATGTAATTCAAGTGTAGTATTATTATTGATGTAGTGCTGATCTAATGTTTCAAAGTTAGCATATCCAGTTAACACAGGTAATCTCTTTAATCTTTCAGAGAATGTCATATCAGAGGACTTGTCACTAAACTCAGAATGTGTTAGAGCATCAAAGATAAAGAATTTAGGATGCTTGATGCTATGATTCTTCTTCTTTATCTCTTTCATAATAGCATGGAAATCTTCCTTACCAGACTGATCCGTGATGCAGATTTCCCCATCTAAAACAACATTTTTAAATATACCTTTTTCTTTAATAAGGTAACCTAATACATCTAGAGTTTTAAATTCTTTACCGGTCCTGGAATAAAATTTACTGTTTCCATCTTTATCTACTTTACAAATACATCTAACACCATCTAGCTTTCTACTAACATACCAATTTTCCTTATCAAAGTCTACTAGTTCTTCTTTGTAGGGATTGGCTAATGCTACTTTAAACTCCTGTATGAAACCAGGAAATACTTTGTTTATTAAAGATGAATTAGCTCTTGTTTCTAAGTCTCTATCTATGATACTGTAGATAAGATCCTCATACTCAACGTTATTAAGTATAAAATCAGTTACTTCTTCTAGTGCATTATGTCCTGTAAGTTTCCTAACATTCAGGTCATCAAGTAAGTCAAAGATGCATTCATATTTCTTAGATATAGTAGTACTTCTCTTCTTATACTTGTCAATCTTATCGCTAGTAACACCAAATGTAATGTATGGGTCATTCACATAAGATAACACCTTCATTATAAAATCATTAAGAAAAATATCTTTTAGTATCTTCTTTTTAGCATTTGAGGATGATGTAAACTTCATCCTATCAACAAAATCTTGTAATCCTTTAAAATCATTCTTCATCGTCATCTCCATAATCAATTTCTCCATCTAATGTTTGTTCTATACTTTCAACTGTACAGACTTTATTAACCTTAAAATCATTCCAAGCATTACAACTATCACAAGATGTATAAAAATTACTTATTTTATCTGGAGTTAAATCTTCTAAAACACAATCTCCATCTTTAGTTTGAAAGTCACCTAAAGGTTTTCCACATCTTTTACAATTTGCTTTATATATTACATTATCAAACATACCCATTATTCATATTCTCCTCTCATAAATTTATCACCACCACCTTTAATTTTAAGTAGACTTTCTGGTTTTGGTGATTGTGATATATAATTACCACCATTACCTTTATCAAAAACTATTGGTTTATGGAATTTTATATCTGCTATTACTTTTTTTGACCATTCTTCATATCCCTCTTCTGTCATATAACTTTTTTCAATTTCTTCATCTGTCATCAAGTTTATTCTCCCATTTATGTTGTTTTTTAATAAAGTTAAAAGTAAATGCAATAATAACAATTTCTACTATAAATATTACTTCGTACATTAAGTTCCTTTCAAAATATAAGCAAAACACCATCCCCACGCACAACACCAAGCCATGAAAGATTTAGAGTTCCAAAAAATTAAAGAGTCTATAACACATACAGAAAATAGTGCTAAAACAATATAACTATAAGTTACCATATTATCCTCCTACCATAAAAGTTAATACTTTGGTATACTTCTTTATTTGATTCCTTGTAGGTTTGTCTGTAAGATTAGCAACTATATCAGCTACTTTTACAGTTTTAGCTACTACATTATCCATTAGATTATTAATGTAATTGATGTAAATCTCATGGTTTTTCTTTGTTAATATATCAAGCATATGAATATAACACTCTGCAATTCCATTATTAAACAAATCTTCTTTAGTCATTGATGTATCTTCCAGCACATCATGTAACCAACCTAAGATTTTCTCATCTCTAGAAATAAGATTATCTACTACATTTTCCACATGTACAATATACTGTGTTTTACCATCATGTCTAAACTGGTCTCTGTGTGCACGTCTTGCTATTTGTTCTGCTAATTTCAATTGATCTTTCATTTAACTATCCTTTCTAATAATTCTATAATTTCATCTAGTCTATTAATAATACTTAATATCCAAATATTACATAAAATAAATATTATACAATCTCTAAGCATAACATCTCCTAATTAAAAAAGTTCAGGTAATAAAATCTTAATCTTCAGTGTTGTTATGGTAGCTAATGTTCTAAAATTTATAGTAGGATTCTTATGTTTCTTAGTAATATTCCACATCTCTTCATTAATTAAGTCATAATATACTGTACTTAATAATCTAGGAATGTATTTACTATTCCATCCTTCCATTTCATTTACTATCTTTGCATACACTTTATCAACAAGTGATTTTGTAACAAACTCATCACATATAGCTTGTTCTACCATCTTGTTTTCTTTCTCTGGTGCACCCATTTCTCTAGTATGTTTTTCTTTGAACTCATTTGTAACTATCTTTGCCCAATTGTTTCTACCAAACTTATTCTGATAATCATAATTCTTGATTACTATTCCTTCACCTACACCTTTTCCATCTTCTATTAGAAATATATTCTTCTCTAATTCACATATAAGACTGTCATATGTAGCATTTGTAAAGATGCTTATAGGTTCAATTATATCTAAATTGTGTGATAGTACATTATCTTTGTAATCATCAAAATGGATATATTTATTATCATCCTTTTGCTGTACATCAAATATGTAGAATCTCCTCCAAGCATCATTTCTGTATGTCTTTAAACTGTGAGGGCAAAGCCACTCACCATACAATCTTAGGTCAGGATAATCTTTAAAGAAGGCTGCAAGATTATCATTTTTTGTGGCCCAATGATAAAAGCCAGCATTATCAGCATCAGCAGATAACTCTCTTTTTCTACTTCCTGCTTTTACTTCACCATCATACCAAACACTTGCATTAGTACCATCTAACTTAGGAAATATATAACACTTTCCTAATTCTATCCCCTGTACTTCATCATTTCCATACTTCTCTACATGTATATAGCTTTTAAACATAACATCTCCTAATCAATTTGTTAAGCAGACAATAGTTTTAAATTAAATTACCTTTTACCAGCTTCAAGTATAGGCATATTTGCTTCTGTAGGAATATAGATGACTTCACTACTGCCATCCTGTAGACCCTTAATCCAAAGATACTTTAGATATTCATCATTATCTTCTAGGCTCTTTCCTATAATTTCATTGGCTTTTGCAACTCCTTTAGCCCTTTCTATTTCAGACTGTGCCCATCCTTTAGCTTCTTCTACTTTAGCTTCTGCATACAAAGATGCACTCTCTTTCTTTGCTTTAGCTTCTTCTACTAGTACTTTCTTTGTCCATTCCTGCTCTTTTAATGTAGCTTGACCCCTAAGATTCTGTTTGTAAATCCTATACTTAGGGAATACCCACATACAAATAGTAATTAATAATATAATAACTGCTGCTAATATTGCTACACCTTTTATTACTGCTTTATTATCTTTAGACATTACATCCTCCTATTGAGATTATATTGTCTGCTTAACAAATTAATTAGAAATAGTGGTGTCCTGAGTTGCACAGGAATCTCAAGATCCAAAATCTTGTGTGTTTCTATTACACCACACCACCTGAAAATTAAACTTCTTCTAATAACTTTTCTAATTCTTCTACACTTTTGTCTTTAAGTGCATCATCTTTCTTATCTTCAAGAATAGACATAATCTTTTTCTTCTTCTCTATTGTTTCCATCCTCTTATTTGCTTTATTAATTGCATCTAACCTGTACTTAATGACATGCTTTACTATATCTAACTTTTCTTCAAGTATCTTCCTAGCCTTATTGTCTGATGTTATAACAAAGCTCTCTTCTTCTGTTTCTTTAAGATGTCTAGATAACACCTTTGCTATGTTATCCAAACAAAAATCTGATTCTGTTAAAGGTAAATCCCACAAATCTTCTGTAGTTAAGTAACCTCTTGCTGATTCATACCTATACTTCTTTCTTGTTGCTCTTTCAAAATTTATTGACACATTACACCTCCTTAAAAGTTAATTTTTAAATCTCTGTTAAAGCTACCTGAAACTCTACAAATTACACTATTCTTCTGGGTGGAACTAAATCCTAAACCACTCAATTGATACTTATCCTTTGCCACTTTCATCTTTGAACCCAACACTTCAAATACCTTTCTATGTTCTGTCAGCTCATTACTTAAAAACTCATTATAAAATCCTCTTGATGTATCTGGGTTCTTACAGTTTTCTATCATAAAGAACCAATGCTTATTACCTACTGAATTACCATCCCAGTAATTAGGTGAATTCATAATCATAGAGACGTTGTGGTACTTCTGTGTTGGAACATTCCATATTTCTCTTGTTGACTCAGTAGATGATAATGAACTGATGATTTGTATACCATCCTTCTGGGAATATTCAAATTCAATAACTGTAACATCCTTACCATCTCCTACTGCTTTGTTATAGTTAAAGGTTCTTATCTTACCTTCAAACTCCATTTCTACAACAAATCCTACATCTTTGTTTTCTCTCTTACAATAGTTATTAACAAATAACTTATACTTTCCTACTTTCATTGTAGATTTGTTCTCATAGGTAATATTCTCAACTGCATTTCTAGTATCACCATGACCTGCATTCATGTCAACATCAAGTTTTCCATATTGACCTCTAGGACATTTATTACCATAACTAATATGAGTTCCATCTGGACCTTTCATATGTAGATCCAAATCATCAAAATTGAACCAAGATAATGAGCATCTCAGATCACCTGTCACACTCCCGCCCGCTTTTTTAACACGTTCTTTAATAGAGTCTGTAACTTCACCTTTATATGACCAAGAGAAGTTGTTATCCCACTTGAAGATTCTCTTAGCATCTATATTCTTAGGTGCAATGAGACTTACCAGATTACCTTCATGGCTGTTACATAAGAACAGTTCTATTTTCTCTGCTTTAGGTAATATGTCTTTAACAAATGTATCAATGTCTACCTCTTCTACTTTTTTAAGATTAGGCTTCTTATCAGCTACTTCACCTTTCAATTCATCAAATACATTCATTGTTTTCTTTACTTCTCTATTAGCAAATATTACATTGTTAATTGTAATATCATCAACAACTGCATACCTTCTTAGTAGAGAATCTCCTATTTCTAACTCTGCTACTTTCTTCTCTGCTTTATCTATCATTCCTTTTGTTACCAAAGCAGTAGGCCTTTTGTAATTGGCTGGTGCTGTTTTAGTTTCAAAAGCTTTAACTGCTGTATCTAAAGGCATATCTTCTGATAAGTCTGTTAACAAAGTACCTATAACAGTATTCCTTATCTTACTAACAGATTTTAACTTCATTGATGTTTTCCAACAATGATTGTCTTTCTCAGAATCTTTAAGAGTATCATAAATATTTTTCTGTTCTAAGAATAGTTTAACAATAGATTCATGTTCTTTACCTCTGTACAATGAGTTTTGGGCTATCAACTCTAATACTGTTTCTATTGCTTCTACTTTTATCTCATCTAGTCCACGTTGAAATACTTCTTTGTTAGCTCTTAAATCACCTAGTAAAGTTCCTATTTCTGCGCCTCTCTTAACATGCTTTTTAGGTAGGTTCATGTAGAAGTGATGCCACTTAATAGGAACACCATTATTCTCTTCTGTATTATGATCCATACCTATCTTCTTCTCACTACTTAAGAACACATCTCTAATTTTCCTAGATTTAACTAACTGGGACAAAGAATCAACTACAATCTGATAATCACCTCCAACTGTAATATCCCAAATAGATATTAACCTACCATCAACAATAGCAACAACATTACCTACTGTCCTGATAAACTGCTTACACTTCTGACAATCATGATCTCTTCTCTCACGATACACTTGATTAGTTCCTTCTGGAAAACTATCCATATATGTATCCCAGAGTTCCTCTTTACTTACATCTGTTTTAAATAAATCCAACTTTGTCATCTCTTCAAATTGAAACTCTACTGCTGACTTAATTCTACTAAAATCTAGTTTAGCTAATACTGCTTCCATATTACACCTCCTAATCAACAAATTGAAAAAATTCAACTCCGTGAATTAATAATAATGGTGCTACTATCTTCTCAAATTCTGATTCTTTTACTCTTATTGCTCCATCTGAACAATGATAAAATATTTGATGATTTTCTAAAGGTTCAATCCAACAATAAGTATCATTTACTGACCATGTTACCTTTCTTAATTTCATTACCCGCTCCCAGGATTATATGCAGGATCAAAATAATTACATCCTGTAAATAAACTACATATTAAAAGTGTTATAATAGCTGCTATTGCTACCCATCCAACAAAAAATAAAAATCTAAATATCATTTTTTTCCTTTCATTGATAGACATTTTGTTAATATCTCAATTTCTGTAATATCTCCTGGATCACCAGTTTCTAATTGAATAGGTATACATTTAAAGTAAGGAGATAGTTGTTTTGCAAGTACATTCTCCTCTTTATTAGCATCACTATCCAACATAATAAATACAATCTTTACATTTAAGAAAGTAGATAACATCCTTAATTGTGGCTCACTCATCTTCTTTCCTAAAATTGAAATACCATGATCTGGTACTTTCAAAACATCAAATACACCTTCAAAGATAATAGCAAAGTTCTTATAGTCCTGTAACTTCTTTACATTGTACATTCCTGCATTCTTCCTACCATAAATCTTATACTTAGGTACTCTTCCATACACTGACCTGCCTTGCCAACCTACAATAGCATTGTTGTTTCTAACCGGAAATACTATCCGTCCAGACAACACTCCTGAAGGTGCATACATACAACCTAGCTGTATACAGCTATCTAAGGAAACTTCCCTTGATTTGATGTATTGAATAGCTGCATGATCTGTTTTTAGTGTCTTAATGTCAACAAATTCAGATGTATCTATAAGATCCATACTATTACTTACTGTAGATGTAGGCTTTATAGGTCCTCTGTTCTTTAGAATCCTCTGTATAGCTTTGTTATCTATCACCTTTCCACCAAAATCACACTTCCAACAATGGTACACCATCTTCTTTATGTTTATCCAAAGATGGTCCTTTGTATCATTGCAAGCAGGATTTATACACGTTACTTTTATATCATCCATTAAATTCCAACACCTCTTTTCTCTGCTAAATCAATTAAATACTTCCCACGCTGTGATTTAGGTACATAAGAAGGAATTTGTACATAACAGTTTCTACAAAAACCTTTCTTATACAGTTTATATATATCTAAAAGATATATAACATCCATACACCCTCTACATTGTATTTCATCTTCATATACATCTAATTCAAATCTACTCATTTTCAAACCTCCTGCTAATAAAGTATTTTGCTTCTTGTTCTTTTGGTATATGCTTAGGAAATAGATTATCTCTACACATAGCACATACAACACCTTTAGTATAGGATTCACTACCATATGAAATGTTGTTATTATTACAAGCTCTACATACCATTTTTCTGGTTATCCTTTAGTGCTTTAAGTAAACTTTTCTTATCTTTGTACTTACTAATAAACTTATAGTGCAGTGTTGATGCAGCTATATTATATTTATTAGATAGTTCTTTCAAAGTCATACCATACATTCTTTTATATTTAGAATCTTTAGTACCTTGGCAAGGACTACATAACATCCTTAAGTTACTAATCTCGTGGTTATTTCTGTCTCCGTCTATCTTAAAACAGTTTAACTTATCA